CGGTTTGTTATTTGAGACGGCGGCGAAGCAATATGTCCCGGTCCTAACAGGGAACCTGCGGGATCACATCCACACCGAGCAGGTAATTGACGAACCCCTGAGGCAGGAGGTGATCGTTACCCCGGTAGTGGAATCTTCGAACGAATACGGATTCGACCCGGCCTATGCCCGAAGAATCGAACTGGGTTTCGTGGGGGTCGATTCCCTCGGAAGGAATTATCACCAGGCACCGCAACCGTACATGCGGCCGGCGTTTGAGGAGCAGAAAGAAGCGGCGCACGAAACCATCGTCCGCAACGTGAAAGAAGAAGTGGTAAACGCTTCGGTGACTCGCAGATGAGCACACTTGAAACCAGATTCCGCGAAGGCTTGCTGGCGGACGCCGCAGTGCTAGCCGCACTTGGGCCAAGGCTGTATCACCAGACCGTGAGGCAACTTCCGCCTTATCCATCGGCGGCGTATCAGCGGATCATGACGCGACGGATCGGGACGATCGAGCAAGTCGACAACTGGATGTCCTCCGGCTGGGCGCGGTTTCAGGTAACGATCCTCGATACGGACGATGTTCGTTTGGTCGAGACGATGGACAAGATCCGCAAGGCGCTTCAGACCTTCGATCTGAGTTCTGAGGATTTCACGGGCTCGCCGGCCGTCCGAGTGGTCCGGCAGGCGCCCAATCTTGTAGTGCGGGAAACGGTGGACGTGCAGCCGGAAACCAAACCCCCGGTCTTCGTCGGGCTGCTGGATGCGAACTGTTTCTTCCGAGACGTGAATTGAAAAGGAGAATTTAAGATATGTCCACACCCATCGCACGTGCAGCAATTAACACGATCCTGGCCTATGGAAACGGCGCCTGTCCCGAAGTGTTCGTAACCATCCCGAACGTTGGTTCGATCACCGGTCCGGGTCTTTCGCGGACGGTTCAGGATGTCACGAGCCATTCAACCGGTGAGCCGTGGCGTCAGAAGTTCCCGACGCTGAACGACGGCGGCGACTTGACGTTCGATCTGTTCTATATCCCGGACGATGACGCGCACAAAGCCGTACTCGCGATGGCCGTCGACACGGTGGACCCGATCAAGGACTGGACGCTGACATTCCCCAATTCGGACGGTGTGAACTTCTTCTTCGAAGGGTTCATCTCCAAGTTCGGATCGACCGAAAAGGTCGACGACGTGTTGCGCGCTGCGATCACGTTGACCGTTACCGGCAAGGTGACTCCGAACTATCCATAGGCCTCTCGTCACTGGGAGCTCATCACAGGCGGGGGCGAGCAATCGCTCCCGTTTCGTGTATCATGTAGCGCATGGACCCAGTGACCTATCCCGTCGTTCACCTTCCGGTGATTGGCGATCCCAATAAATCCGAGCCTTTCACGGTGTGTTTCACCGTCGACGCAATCGGGCTGCTCAAGACTCAATGGCAGATCGATCTCTTTGAGCCCCAGAAGCTCGATGGCGCGATGGCGAATCTCGAGCACGCATGCCGATTGCTCTCTGCGGGAATTTCGCACCAGGCGCAGATCTCAGTTGAGGACCTTCGGAAGCGGGTCAATCTTCTGATCCTGCCCGATATCAGCGCGGCGATCAGTCAGGCAATCTCAAAAGCTTCCCCCCAGGTAGCGACGCCGGAAACGACGTCGACACAGATCCAGTAGACCGCGAACAATACTGGATCGACATCATCGCGGGTGGAGTGATTCACCTGGGCCTGACACCCGCAGAGATTGGGCGCAGCACTCCGCGAATGCTGCACGCGTTCTGGCTGGCATACGAGGAGCGCGAGATTCGCACCGATGCACGCTTCGCGGCAATCCTCGAATGGACCGCCCGGGCTCATCTCACCAAAGCCGGTAAAGAGCAATGGAAGGCCGGGGAACTTGTCCCCGCGGTCGCGTGGGCGCGCCACAACGCAAAGGAACTGCTCAACGGGAAACCCCGAAAGAGAATCACTACGCCCGAGGAAGCCGTGTTGCACTTCCAGCAGTCCTCTGAAGAAGCGCTGAACGAAATGCTAACCTTTACGGCAGTGCACAACGCGAACATCGCTAAGCGTGGAGGGAAGTAATGGACTTCGGCGGATCGGGCGATATCAACATTGGCGTTGGCGGTGATATTTCCCCGCTGAAGCAGGCGCTCGATCAAATCCCAGCACTCGCACGACAAGCCGGCGAAGCGGCCGCGGCTGCATTGTCCAGCGCGGCATCGAGTGGCGGCGGTACGGCAACTGCGTTCGCGGATGCAGCCAGGGCTACGCAACAGCTTTCGGAAGCGATGAATACGGCCGTGGGCGCGGCGCAGCAACTCGATCGCGAACTTCAGCAGAAACCCACCGACGCCGGCAACGCAACGATGGCGTTTAAGGATCTTGGCCAGAGCCTGACCGAAGCGGGCGGCGCGCTGGTAATGATCGGCGGCATCCTCTCAACCATCAGCGCGGGCTTCATTGATTTGGGGGTTGAGGCTCTCAGCGCATCCGCCAAAATCGAAACCCAGCGCATCGCAATGGTCAACCTGACCAAGAGCGCGGAGCAGACCGACACGCTTATCAAAGGCCTCGTCGACTTCGCAGTTAAGACGCCTTTCCAGATTCCCGGCGTGATCGAGATGGGACAGAAGCTCGTCGCGATGGGCACCGCAGCGCAGGACGTCATCCCATTGCTGCGCACGCTGGGCGATACCGCGAGTGGATCGGGCAAGGGATTCGCCGGCCTCAATACGCTGGTTCAGGACTTCGGGAAAATGGCGCAGCTCGGCGTGGTTCACATGCGCGAGTTGAATGTACTGGCGTATCAGGGAGTACCTGCGATTCAAGCGCTGGCCGATGCATTTGGAGTATCCGCGAATCGAATGCGCCAAATGGTCGAGCAGAACATGGTCGCGGCGGCTGACGCAATCCCGATTCTGCTGAAGGCGATGAATGAGAAGTTTGGCGGCCAGATGGAAGCGCAGTCGAAGGGATTGGAGGGGATGTTCTCCAACCTCAAAGACGCCGTTATCCGCACCTTGATTGCAATTGGCGATGCGCTCGCACCCGCGGCGAAGGGCATCATCAACTCACTGATGCCGATCGTTGACGAAATCGCACGGATGGCGAAGGCGTTCGGGGAGCTTCCGCAGTGGGTTCAGCAAACCGCGATTGTCATGGGTGTTTTGGTCGTAGCTCTGGGTCCGGTAATACTGGGAGTTGGCGCGATTGTCTTTGCAGTTGGGCAGACCGTCATTGCGGCGCAGACGCTGGCACCCATCATCGGGGTCGAGCTACCCGCCGCATTCACGCGCGGAACTATTGCAGTTGCTGAGAACACGATTGCACTCGAAGCGAACGCAGTAGCCGCGCGCACGGCTGGCGCGGCGCTGGGAACCACGGCGGCAGAAGGAGCGGGAATAGCGGCTACGGCGTTCGGAACGCTCAGGGCGGCAGCGAGTCTGGCGATTCCGATCATCGCGGCGGTAGCTACGGCATTCGTCGCTGGCAAGTTGATCGCGAGCATTCTCGAAACCATCCCATACGTGCAGACGCTTCAAAAGGCATGGGCGGATACCGCGCTTGCTCAAACCGGCGCGGCGGGAAACGCTCAGGCGCAAGGGGCCGCTGCATACTTCAAGGCAATATCGGAGGGATCGAAGGGCGCGGCTGCTGGACTGGATCTTGCCGCGCGAGGTCTGAAGCTACTTCAGGATGCACAGTCCGACGCTAACCAGGCGGTCATTACCGCCAAGGGTGTTATGGATGCGGCAAAGGCCGCGCTCGACGGATCGGCGGAAGCGGCGGCTGTATATCGGCGTTCGGTCAATGCGTATAACGATGCGGTAGAAAAAGCCAGCGCAACAATTAAAACGCATGGCTCGGCGCTGAAGGACGCCACAATCTACACCTCAGAAGCTGGGGCAGCACTCGATAAATACAGCGGCATCGTCGGGAAGGTGACCGGATTCGTCAATGACTCGATGGTCGAGTTTCGCCGGGCGATTATCGACGGGATGAATCCGGCCACAGCGATCAAGGAACTGGATGAACTGATCGCGAAAATGCGCGCGCTCGCGACGGATGGCGACACCGTGGCGGGCGGGCTCGCGGACATGTTTGAGGGTTCGCGCAAGAAGATCATCGACATGCTCTTGTCGCTCGACCCGACCAAGATGCAGGCGTTCAACATCAACGGCGTTCAGGTGTTGAAGCAGGGAATCTCTGGGCTCGGATTGAGTACGGATGAGATGAAGACCAAACTCGCCACGGCGCTGGGCATTACAGAGGACGCAGCTGCGAAGCTCATCAACGCATGGAAGACCGGCATGCGTGACGCAGGCGCTTCAACGGACGGATTCACGCACACCGTTATCAATGGCGTGGAGGTTATCACACCCGCGCTCAAGTCGCTGAAGGGAAGTATCGATGCAGTCTCGGACTCGGCGCGCGCCAACGCAGAGTCGATGATCTTCATGGGTGACAA